AATGGTATCATAAAGACAGGAAGATATATTACTGGTGTTGTTTCTAATGCATCATACAATATTGCGAGCTTTGGTACAAATGAGGCTCAACTTTCTAAATTGACTGTTCAACCAGCTCCAAATACAGCAACACCAAATACTGCATTTGGATTTGACCAAACTGTGCAGGACTTCCCTGATATAACATGAGTGATACTGATAAAAATTTGGCTGAGATCTTGAACACAGATTACATTCCTGTGGTAAAAGAGGAATCTAAAAATGTTACAATTCATGAGCCAGACCGATCAGATAATAATCCTGACGCTCTTTATTCTCGTGCAAATTATTATAATCTCATCGAAAAGGGTAACGAGGCTTTGGAAGGGATTCTTGAAGTGGCGAAAGAATCGCAGCACCCAAGAGCATATGAAGTAGCAGCAAATATGATTAAAAATCTCTCTGATGTCACAGAGAAACTTATGGTTCTCCAAAAGCAACAGCAAGAATTAAAACCAAAAGAAGAACAAGCCACACAAACAAATATTTCTGTCGACAAAGCTGTGTTCATTGGTTCCACTGCTGAACTTCTAAAACAATTAAAAAATGAATCAAATAGCGGCTAAACTCAAACACTATTTGGGCAATCCCAAATTAAAGCGCGTCAATATGTCAATGCAACTTACGGAAGATCAAGTCCGTGAGTATGTTAAGTGCGCGCAAGATCCAACATATTTTATTGAAAACTATGTCAAGATCATCACACTTGATAAAGGTTTTGTTCAAATCTCTTTGTATCCATTTCAAAAGCAAGTTGTTAGTGATATCAATGACAATCGTCGCGTAATCGTAAAGGCAGGTCGTCAGGTTGGTAAGACCACAATCATTGTTGGTTATATTCTCTGGTACATTCTTTTCAATCAAGATAAAACAGTCGCCATTCTTGCTAACAAAGCCAGCACATCAAGAGAAATTCTTGCTCGTATCAAACTAGCATATGAAGCATTACCAATGTGGATTCAGCAGGGTGTTAAAGTTTGGAACAAGGGTGACATTGAATTAGAAAATGGATGCCGTGTGCTTGCTAACTCTACTGCTTCAAGTGCGATCCGTGGTTTCTCTATCTCGCTTCTATACCTTGATGAGTTTGCGTTCGTACCAAGTAACATCGCTGAAGAATTCTTTACATCCGTTTATCCTACGATTTCTTCTGGTACAACCTCTAAGATTTTAATTTCTTCGACGCCGAATGGTATGAATCACTTCTATAGAATGTGGACAGAAGCCGTTGAAGGTCAAAACGGATTTACGCATGTAGAAGCAAACTGGCGGCAGGTTCCAGGAAGAACTCAGCAATGGGCTGACGAACAGCAGCGCGTTCTTGGCGATCAGAAATTTCTTCAAGAAATGGAATGCGAGTTTATGGGCTCTTCCGGAACTCTACTTTCTGGAGCTGCTCTTAAATCTCTTGCATTTGTTAAACCGATGCACCTATCCGAAAATGGAATTAAGGTATATCAAGCACCAATCCCAGAACACACTTATGCAGTAGTCGTCGATACATCTCGCGGTAAAGGATTAGACTACTCAGCGTTCAGCGTTATTGATGTAACCTCTCTACCATATCGACAGGTTTGTACCTATAAAGATAATAATATAAGCCCTCTAGTTTATCCATCTATTATAAAACGAATTGGAGATTATTACAATCAAGCCTATGTTCTTGTCGAAATTAATGACAATGGACAGCAGATTGTAGATTCTCTATTCGAAGATTATGAATACGAGAATATTCTTTCAACAGTTGATCTAAAAGGCAAGGTTGCTCTTACATGGGGTTATGGGAATAAATCGTGTCGAGGCATTCGAACAACAAAATCTGTCAAGCGATTAGGGTGTTCTTTGCTTAAAAATTTAATCGAAGGACAAAAACTTATAGTTCAAGATTTTGAGACCATCTCAGAGCTCTCAACATTTATTGCAAGGGGATCGAGTTACGAAGCCGAAGAAGGATCACACGACGATCTCGTTATGACTTTGGTATTATTCTCATGGATGACAAACCAGCAATTTTTTGCTGAACTTACGAATATCGATATCAAAGCGAAACTACACCAAGAGCAGATGAGACAAATTGAAGAAGAAGCATTACCAACTTTCCTTGCGGGGCATGTGGATGTTGATAATCCAGATCGAAGATTTGTCGCCGATGGTGCTCTGTGGGATGTCATTGACCGTTAAAAAACCCAAAATACTAAATAACTCGTAAGTTTCTTTATCTCCAAGACAGGAGCAAAAACATGGCTTTTCAAGTATCTCCAGGCGTGAATGTATCCGAAATTGACGCAACAACAGTTGTCCCATCAGTTTCTACATCCACTGGCGCGATCGCTGGCGCGTTTCAGTGGGGTCCAATCGACCTTCTAAGACAGGTTGGTTCAGAAGATCAACTCGTTGAACTATATGGTAAACCAGATTCAACGACAGCTCTTACCTTCTTTACTGCTGCAAACTTCTTGTCATATAGCAACAGCTTGTTTGTTTCTCGTGCAGACGCCGAAACACTCAATAGTGCTCTTGCTCTTAATGTGGCATCAGGTTCATTTACATCAAATGTTAAGGTAAGAAGCGAAGATCACTACTTCACCTCTTTCTTCACAGCAGCAAACTCAAATATTCTCTTTGCTGCTCGCTATCCTGGTGCTGTCGGTAACTCTCTAAAGGTTGCTGTTTGCGCTAACGCAAATGCTTCAGCATTCGCAACATGGACATATGCACCATACTTCGATGCTGCTCCAGGAACTTCAACCTTTGTTGCTGCAAATCATAAGTCAGACGCAAATGATGAAATGCACATTGCGGTCATCGACGAAGATGGTTTGTTCACTGGAACACCAAACACGGTTATTGAAAGATTTGCTAATGTCTCTAAGGCAACAAATGCCAAGGGTGAGACAGGTGAGAGTCTTTATTACCGCGATGTCCTTTATATCAACTCTCGTTACATCTATGCAATGGGTCCAAACAACTCAACTTGGGGTGTTGCGGCAAATGCAACTCATGCCTTCGCTGGTGAAAATCTAAACGGCGTCAGCTTCGTTCGTGGTACTGATGCAACACCAACAACTGGTAATGTGCAAACAGCATATGCTCAATTTGCTTCAACAGATAATGTTGATATCAGCCTTGTGATGGCTGGTTCAGCAGATGAAGTTCTTGCTGCAAATGTTGTTTCCCTAGCAGTTGGTCGTAGAGACTGCGTTGCCTTTGTATCACCAATGCTTGCAAATGTTCAAGCTGTTGATCCAGTAACTGCAGTTGTCAACTTCCGTAACAATCTAACTTCAACATCATTCGCTATCATGGATAGCAACTGGAAGTATCAGTACGACAAGTACAACGATCTATATCGTTGGGTTCCATGTAATGGTGACCTTGCTGGTCTCTGCGCTCGTACTGATCAAGATCGTGATCCATGGTTCTCACCAGCTGGATTCAATCGTGGTCAGTTGAAGAATGTCGTAAAACTTGCATTTAATCCAAATCAAGTACAAAGAGACACTCTTTATAAGAACGGCGTAAACCCAGTTGTATCTTTCCCAGGAGAAGGCACTGTTCTCTTTGGCGATAAGACGCTACAAAGCAAGCCAAGCGCATTCGATCGCATTAATGTTCGTCGTCTCTTTATCGTTCTTGAGAAGGCAATTGCTCGTGCATCACGAGCCAGCCTCTTTGAGTTCAACGACGAATTTACTCGCGCTCAGTTCGTAAATCTTGTTGAACCATTCTTGAGATTAGTGCAGGGTCGTCGTGGCATCTATGACTTCCGTGTTGTTTGCGACGAAACAAACAATACACCAGAAGTTATTGATCGCAACGAATTTATTGGCGATATCTACATCAAGCCAGCCAAGTCAATCAACTTTATCCAGTTGAACTTCGTGGCTGTCCGCACTGGTGTTGCCTTCGATGAAATCGTTGGTCGCTTCTAATAAATAGAGTATAGGCTCAGGAGAAAACAATGCCATTTAATGTAAATCAATTTCGTACTCAGTTAAGTGGAGATGGCGCACGCCCGAATCTATTTGAAGTGCGACTTAATTTCCCAAGTTATGTGACTGGTCGCTCATCTGCGCAATTAAAGTCAACATTCATGGTTAAGACTGCACAGCTTCCAGGATCAACACTAGGTTCGGTTCCAGTAAACTACTTCGGTCGCGAAGTTAAAGTTGCTGGCAATCGTACTTTTGCTGATTGGACAGTAACAGTAATTAACGATGAAGACTTCATTATCCGCAATGCAATGGAAGCATGGGTTCGCGGAATCAACGATAATGTAACAAACCTTCGTGCTGCACTCACGACACAGCAATATGCTGCTGACGCTGAAGTGTTCCAATACTCAAAGGCTGGCGGTTCGCCAATCAAGAAGTATAAGTTCGTTGGTATGTTCCCAGTTGATATTGCTGCAATTGATCTCGATTGGGGTTCAAATGATGCAATCGAAGAATTCTCAGTTACTTTCCAGTACCAGTACTGGGAATCTGCGAATACTACGGTTGGTCGTTCAACAATACCTGGCGGATTATTCGCTTAATTATTGGTTTGAGGGGGGAGTTTATCTCCCCCCTTTCTATATGATGGAGATACAATGGCAATAAATCTATTCGGATTCGAAATCCTACGCAAAAAACCTGAAGTCCAACTTCAGCCTCAAGTTGCAACTCCAGTTAATGATGATGGTGCACTCACTGTCACAGCTGGTGGTTATTTCGGAACCTATCTTGATCTCGAAGCCAGTTTTAAAAACGAAAACGATTTAATTAGTCGTTATCGTGAAATGGCTATGCAGCCAGAACTAGAGGCTGCAATTGACGATGTCGTCAATGAAGCAATTGTGCATGATGTAACTGGCAAATCTGTCACTATTGTGCTCGATGATCTAGAACAACCAGAAAAAATCAAAGATATGATTCGCGAAGAATTCGATAATGTTCTTCGCATGCTTGACTTCTCAAATTCAGGTCAAGACATTTTTCGTCAATGGTATATTGACGGTCGCGTATTCTATCAAGTTTTGATTGACGAAAAGCAACCAAGACTTGGCATTCAAGAATTAGTGTATATTGACCCACGAAAAATTAAGAAAGTTCGTAGTGTCGTTAAAAAGAAAGATTCTAGAACAGGAATTGAAGTTGTACAAGGCGTACAAGAATTCTATGTGTTCAATGAAAAAGCAACCACTCAGGGACAGAATATGGTTTCGTCAGCAGCTGATGCTGGCGTAAAGATTGCAACTGATGCAATTGTGAATGTCAATTCTGGTCTTATGGATGCAAAAAGACAACTTGTATTATCGTACCTTCACAAAGCGATAAAGCCCCTCAACCAGCTCCGAATGGTTGAGGACGCTGTTGTTATCTATCGTTTAAGTCGTGCACCAGAAAGAAGAGTGTTCTATATTGATGTGGGTAATATGCCTAAAGTCAAATCAGAACAATATCTTCGCGACATTATGACCAAGTTTAGAAACAAGGTTGTATATGACTCAGCCACTGGCGAAGTCAAAGACGATCGCAAATTTATGTCAATGATGGAAGACTTCTGGATTCCTCGTCGCGGTGAAGGTAAGTCAACAGAAATCACAACTCTTCCAGCAGGTCAAAACCTTGGTGAGTTAGCTGATGTAAAATACTTTGAGCAAAAACTATACAAGTCATTGAATGTCCCTGCATCTCGTTTAGAGTCACAAACTGGATTTACTCTTGGTCGATCAACAGAAATTACAAGAGATGAATTGAAGTTTAGTAAGTTTATTGATCGAATTCGTGCTCGTTTCAGCACTATGTTTGACGAACTAATGGAACGACAATTAGCACTCAAGGGCATCTGCTCTGTTGATGAATGGAAAAAACTTAAAGAGACTATTCACTATGACTTCCTTAAAGACAATAACTTTATGGAACTCAAGGAAGCAGAATTGATGACTGCAAGATTGCAAATCATGACACAGATTGATCCATATGTTGGGACATATTTTTCCAAGGCATGGGTCAAGAAGCATGTCTTACATTTTGATGAAGAAGGCATTGAAAGAATGGAGAAAGAGTTGGCAGAGGAACAAGCAATGGAGCCACCAGCTCCAGCAATTGCTCCTGGTGTTGAGTCTGCTCCACAAAATACTACGGCTGCGCCACAAGCACAATCAGCAAATGGTATTGACCAAGCATTTAATGCTCAAATTACTAAATAATAATTGGAGATAATTATGGAAACGATCGATTTAGTTAATGCTGCTATTGCTGGTGATCAAGGAGCATTTAAAGCTGCTTTTGATTCTGCAATGGCTGCTCGTGTTACTGATGCATTAGAAGTAAAGAAAGTAGAAATTGCGTCTTCACTATTAACACCAGAAGTAGAAACAAATGAAATTGAAGGAATTGAGACAGAAGTTGACGGAAGCTCCGATGCAGTCGAAGCAGATGTCAGCGCAGCCTCCGCAGAATAAAAATGCTGGCGCTGAATTGCGCCAGAAATTAAATGCTGCCAAATCAACATTGGGAATTAAAGATCTCAATGTTAGCGCAGCTGCATCTGGTCACGAAAAAGTAATGAAGGCTGTTGAAAAAAATCCAAAAGTTCCATTCAATCAAATTTTAAATAAACTATCATCAAACGAAAGAAATAGTTATATTGCTGCAACTTCACAAGTTCCATCTGATGCATTAGGATCAAATGTCCCGATGAATCGTTTTCGCCGTCAGTTGCAAGTATTAAAACCAGCTGCTTCAGCCAAAAAATCATTGATGAATTCATTTGATGTTTTTGACAAAGAACAAATTTGTGAAGCAACGCTTCGCGATGAAGTCAGCCCACCACCAATGCTTGTTCTTAAGAGAACAGGTATTCGCATTTTCCCTGATGGTCGTCGAGTTGCTATGTATGTTAATGACAAAATGGGATTAACATTTACAATTCCATACCGTCCAACAGGCACAAAAACAGATGATGCTACTGTTCCTGGATCAGTATCAGAAGAAATTATGGAAAGTTTAGATCAAGTTGCTGCATTTGCGCAACAAGATAATGTAACATCAAATGCAAAACATATGAAGTTTGCTGATGGTTCTAAACTTAAAGTCAGTCATGGTGCAGCAAAAGCCATTCATATGGTTCATGGTGCATTGAATGACGAGAATAAAAAGAAGTTTGCTGATATGCTCACGACTCCAAAGGGATTTGAGAAAGCCGCTCATTTTGCATTGAGCAAAGTAAAATTCTCTATTGGTGACAAATGAGTTTAGTATCAGAAATTGTAAGAGAAATTATTGCTGAAGCCAATATTCAAAAAATTGGTCGCAAAAAACTTATCCGCGCTCGTATTCGTGGCGGTAAAGTTCAAAGACGAAAAGTTTTTTCTGCAGTAAAAGGCTTTACAATTCGTGGCGGCAAATTAGTTCGTATGAAGCCACAAGAAAGATTGCGCAGAAAAATGGCAGCAAGACGAGCAAAGGTAAAGCGTAAAGCAAAAATGGCTCGTGCTCTTATTAAAAGAAAAAGATCTCTCGTAAAGAGAAAGGCATTGGGGATACGATAATGAAATTAATCACAGAAACAATCGAATCTGTAAAGATGATCACCGAAGAAAAGAATGGTGTGAAAACACTCTTCATTCAAGGTCCATTCCTCGTTGCAGAAGCAAAAAACCGTAACGGTCGTATGTATAAGACAGATACTCTTGCAAAAGAAGTAGATCGCTACAACGAAGAATATGTTTCTAAGAATCGCGCATTCGGTGAATTAGGTCATCCTGATTCTCCATCAATCAATCTAGACCGAGTATCACACTTGATCACTTCACTCAAGCAGGAAGGTAATCAGTGGATCGGTAAGGCAAAAATTCTTGAAACACCAATGGGTAAGATCGCCAAGTCCTTAATGGAAGGTGGTGCTACTCTTGGTGTATCATCACGAGGCATGGGTTCACTTAAAGAAGTGAACGGTGTCAATGTGGTTCAAGATGACTATTATCTAGCCACAGCGGCTGATATTGTAGCGGATCCATCCGCACCAGGAGCTTTTGTTCAAGGTATTATGGAAGGCAAAGAGTGGGTTTGGGATAATGGCATTGTAAAAGAAATTAATGTCAATGCTTATTATAATGAAATCAAAAATGCAAAACAGAAGCAAATTGACGAGATCTCCTTAAAAATATTCGAGAACTTCTTGTCAAAACTTTAAAATTTATAAATAATATTACTTCTTCAGGAGTTTAAAACAATGAGTAAGACATTATCAGAATCCGCTGCAGAAATTCTAAAAGCATCAATGAATGCTCAAAAAGACGCAGCAGCAAAACTACCAGGCGAGATGGATGATCTCGGTGGTTCAACAAAAGAAAAGCCAGAAGGCGACGATGTCGGTAAGAAGGCTGCTGCTGGTGTTGGTTTAGCACCAAAACCTGGTAGCGCATCAGTTGCTGGCGATAAGAAAATGGGCTCAGTAAAATCACAAGGTTTGGCAAAGCCAGTTGTTGGCAGCGTAAATCCATCATATGATGGTGGTGGAAGCGGAAATGAATCAGTTGAACTTGATGGTGATGTTATTGCTGAAGATTCAACTGAAGAAGAATTAGAAGCCACTCTTCCAGTCTCAGAAGCCAAGCATGAGAAAGAAAAGGAAGAGGAAGAAGAAAAAGAAGAAGAAGAAGAAGAGGAAGAAGAAGATGAGAAGGCAATGAAAGAAGCCTTCAAGAACGACATGAAGAAAAAGCATGCCAAGTCAATGGCAGAAGATGTCGACGCTCTCTTCAATGGCGAATCACTCTCTGAAGAGTTCCGCACAAAAGCCACAACAATCTTCGAAGCAGCAGTTAACTCGCGAGTTGATGCTATCCTAGAAGATATGATGACAGAAAATGATGCAGTTCTTGTAGAAGCTGTCGAAGAACTCAAGAATCAGATGTCAACACAAGTTGATGAATATCTAAACTATGTTGTTGAACAATGGGTTGAGGACAATCAAGTTGCAATCGAAGCAGGTCTTCGTGCAGAACTCGTTGACGATTTCATTGGTGGTCTAAAGAATCTATTCGCAGAACACTATATCGAAATCCCAGACGAGAAGGTTGATGTAGCACAAGAGCTCGCAAATCGCGTCGCAGAACTCGAAGAATCAACAGTTAAGACAACAGAAGAAGCATCAGAGATTATTGCTTCTCTAACAGAACAACTCAA